AGACAGCGCGTAGCTGGCGGCCCCGCTGGAGGCGGGCCGCCCCGACAGGGGCGCGGGGATCGCGCTGACGATGTCCATCAGGCCGTGCACTCCACGACACCGAAGAATGAGAGCGTGTTCGTGTTGGCCCACGCCCAGGGTGTGGCCGAGTCGATTGCACCCGTCTGCACCAGGGCGGCGCCGGTGGGCTGACCGCCGTTGACGTCCAGGTTGAAGTTCGCGCCCGTGGCATCCACGCGGACGACCAGGGGGACCACGTTCGCGTTGGACTGCACCGCGCGGCCGGATCCACACAGGACCGCCGTCCCGGCGAAGAGACTGGTGGCCACGTTGGATCCCGGCAGGGAGAAGCCCCAATTGTCGGCAGTGGTGGCGCCACTGCCGAAGTTCGTGCTGCTGCCGAAGGTCACGTTGAACGTGAAGAAGAGAAGCCGACCGAATTTGATGAAGCCGCCGCCCACGGCGGCGTTGCCGTACGACGGCGCATGCAGACCCGTACTCGTGGACCACACCGGGGTCCACGAGGTCATCCCCCCCGAGGGGAAGTTGGCTGCACTCAGGGCGCCCGCAGCCGTGAAGGCGCCGTCTGTCTTCAGTTCGCCTGCGGCATTGCGGTACAGGGTGGTGTCCAGCGTGGCAGCTCCGCTACCCCACAGGTGCCTCCCATCCGCCTGCACCTGCAAGCGGTCCTGCGTGTCCGCGGTGACACTGGCGCGGTGCGCCAGGGATGTGGCGCTGGCGCGCTGGAAGAGGGCGCCCCCACTGAAGACCGGGGCGCCGGTGAAGGCGGGTGCACCCGACAGGGTCGGGCTGCCGGTGAAGGTACCCGTGAGGGATGCGCCGGCCGCGAGGACCGGCGTCCCACTGAAAGTGGGATTGCCGGTGAAGGTGCCGGACATGGCACCGGAGTTGATGACCGGACTGGTCAGGGTCTTGTTGGCCAGGGTCTGTGTGGAGCTGGCGCCCACCAGGGCGCCGGTGACGCCGTGGACGTCGGACGTCGCTGCCTGATGGGCCTGGAAGTCCGCGAAGTCCCTCGCGGAGATCACGTGGCGCACCACGGCGCCACCGCCGTGGGACTGCGCGGACGTGCCGTCCACGCCCCGCGTGACGGTCAGTACGGGTCCTGCGGCGTTGGTGACCTCCACCAGCTCCTCACTGGCGGACCCGTAGTCCACCGCCAGCGTGTAGGGGAAGCTGGAGGGAAAGCCGGTGGTGGCTGCAACGGTCATCGTGGCGGCCCCGGCGGAGATGCCACCGGCCAGCGTGGTCGGCTGTGCGACCGAGGAGTAGTAGCGCAGGACGGGCATGTCAGCTCCCGTAGGAGGTCGTTTGCGGGTTCTCTTCGAACATGCGCATGCGCTCCTCTTCCAGGCGCTGCTGGTACATCGCCATGAAGTATTGAGCCGCCTTCGTGGCGCTCGACGGCGGCACCAGAGGTGCCCGCTCGGTGCTCTCCACGCTGGTCTGCTGGAGGCGTGCCGCCTCGTAGGCGGGCAGCAGCCGGGCGCAAGCGCCCCAGACCACCAGATCCACGCATCGCTCCGGCAGGCCGGACCCGGCGGCGAAATCGTCGCTGCCGTTCACCAGCGCCTGCGGCGCCTTGGTGTACTTGACCAGCATGGGCTGACCAGGGGTTACCGCGTCGAACAGCTGGATGCTCTTCCCCGTCGGGAAGGCGGTCGTATCCGCGGTGGGGTTGAACCGGTAGTTCAACCCCTGCATCCACACCTTCGTCGGGCCGACCAGCGAATCGCTGACGGCCCAGACGTCCAGGGCGTCGGCAGGCATGCCGTACTCGTAGACGACGGAGATGTTGGAGATCACCGTGGTCTCGAAGACGCAGAGCGTCGGATACAGCGACGTCAGGACGTCGTTGACGGCCTCGCGCATGCGAGCGCGAGGGTACTTCGGGTCTGTCGTGATCAGGCTGTTGGCGGCATGCGTCGCCGGGATGGTGCCTTCGGCACCGCGGCCGTTCAGGCCGGCCATCACGGAGACGACGCCCGAAGAGGCGTCGTAGCGCTTGACCAGGATCAGCTCGTCATCGATCTCCAGCAGCCCACGGGAGATCGACTGCTCGGTGTCGGATGTCACCGTGAAGGTGACATCGTCGTCCGCCATGTCGGCGGCCAGCTCCGCGTAAGCCGCCTGGTCCTTGGTGTAGCCCGAGACCTGCTGGCGGATACGGGCGAGAAGGCCGTCGAAGGTGGTCATCAGATCGGATCCGCCATGGAGAAGTCACGGCCGTAGGCCGCGCCTGCGGCGTCGCTCAGGCGCACGGCCTGCTCGATCTTGGCCTTGGTGGTGCCGTCGGGCTGAATGCCCTGACGGCGAGCGGCGCGATAGTCGCTCAGTTCCTTGTCCCAGCGCTTCTGACCTGTCCCGTCCAGCCCCTTGCTGGGGCTGGCCAGGTAGGTGCGCACGTTCGCCGCCTTCAGACAGGCGTCGTAGGACTGATGGTCCTTCGAGCGGCATCCGCTCCGGCAGGTCACTGCGACTCCCGGAAGACCGGGTTGACGTGGGAGAAGTCGTCCGCCCCACCCGGGACGACGACGATGGCCATGTCCGAGACGCATTCGGCGCGAGTCAGCGCCTCATCTCCGTTGACCAGGTTCCGGTTGCCGCCGTCCGTGACGGCGCAGTCCATGTCCATAGCTGCTCCTAGAAGGCCACGATCTTGAAGTTGCGGTAGCGGGGCAGGGTGGCGGTGTCCGTCAGGCTGCCGTTGTGGATGCCGAGGTAGCCGCCGCGGAACGCGGTGTTGGCTTCCTGACGTGGTCACGTCCGATCCCACCTGGACGCCGCTGGTCGCCCCGGAGGCGACCGTGTAGAGCTGCATGGCGCCCGAGTTCGGGCGCAGCAGCATGCGGTAGCAGGCGGTGGCGTTCGCCACGCCGAAGGTGTGCTTCGCGTCATCGGCTGCGCCGAAGTAGAGCCCTGCGTGCAGGGTGCCGGCCGGCAGGACCGGCCACATCATGTCGAACTGGATCTTGTAGCCCGACGCCCCGGGTGCGGCCGGGCAGAAGCTGCCCAGGAGCACGCTGTTCCCGCTGGTCGCGGGAGCATAGGCGGAGCTGCCGGTGTCGAACTTCAGGGCGAAGGTGGCGTCGCTGTGGGCGGCGCCGATCTCGCCGGGCGCCTTGACCTGGGTGAACCACTGGTCAGCCGTCTGACTGGCCGTGGTGCGGCCCAGGTACAGCCACTGGCTGGCCATGATGCCGGACACCCCGAGGTTCAGCAGGCGCGTCACCTCGGAGCGCCTGTGTACCTCCCAGGTCATGACCTTCTTGCCGCCGGGGCGGGCAAGGACCGCCTGGAACTGGGCGTCCGTGGCCTCCCACGGCACGCCCCAGAGATCCACGTTCGCCTCAACGGCGTCCATCTGAGACATGGTCGTGGTCGGGTCCGTGTAGCCCCACGTCTTGAACCCGTGGGCCTTCGCCCACGGGAAGCTGTTGTTCGTGTAGTAGTTCTTCCAGATCACGCTGTTCTGCGGGTTCGGATACCGCATGAGCAGGTTCTGGAGGGGCACGATGCTTGCGCTGCTCTTCCCCTCCAGGAGGATGATGACCTTCCCGAAGAAGCGGTCCATCACCTCCTTGAGGGTGGTGATGGGCTGGAGTGCCCAGCCCTGCCCCAGCAGGGCGCGCTGGTTGATCTGGACCGCGTTGTTCAGTGCGGCCCAGGTCCACGTGGTGGGGTCGGTGGTAAAGGTCCCGCCGGTGATCCTGGTCAGCGTGGTGTCGTGCATGCAGAACAGCACGCCATCGGCGGAGATCTGACAAGAGACCTCGATGGCCTGCGCTCCGCCGCCGGCAGCGGCGGTGTACGCCGTCAGCGTGTGCTCGGGAAACTCCCCGCCCGAGCCGCGATGGGCGCAGTAGAAGGGTGTCTGCGCCAGGTAGGTGTCCAGATTCACCAGTGCCAGCGGCACAAAGTTACTGGATGCCCAGGCGCGGTCTCCGTGGGGATCGACGCCGTTGACGTGCGTCGTCAGTGCCTGATCCTGTGCCTGAAGGGCGGCGTTGACCGGGTCGGCCCAGTTGGGCGTACCCGGTGCTATCGGAATGAAGCTCATCCGCCGAACCACCCTTCCCCGAACCCGCCGAACCCGAAGCCTGGGCCGGTCTGTTCCTGCGCTGTCGTGAAGTTTTCTCT